AACATTTACAATGATGGGTGTTCCACTCATTACCGATTCTGCGGTTGTTAAACCAAATCCTTCATTACCTGCAATATTGATTGTACAATCGGCTATATTATAAAGGAGATTTAATTGCTCAGTTGATAATTTAGCAGTTGAAAATATTACGTTACAATCAGGGGCTAGTGTTTTAGCTACTACTGGTAAATCAGTACCATTATCATCCTTTGGATTTGTGTGCATTAGTAATACAGCTTTAGAAGCTTTATCTTTACCAATTTTATCACAAAATTCTTTGAATGCCATAATAACATCCGAAGGTTGCTTTCTTCTAATATTTCTATTAGACCAGAAGAATACAAAATCATATTCTTTACCAGCTAATATCTTATTTCTGAAATCTGAAGGTACTTCCGTTGGTTTGAATTCGTTTTCGTTTATACCATGTGGTACATATGCCACTTGCCAATCGGCGTGTGGTTTGTATGTTGGTTTATCATTTAAAGCAGTTAACCTACTTACTATTCCATAAGTTTGTCTTGAAATAGCACCTAACCAATCACAACTTTCATAGTAATTTCTATTATATAATGGGTCTGGTAAATCATCCCATATAGTATAATAAAGAATTGGACAGGTTTCTCTGATTTCGTGTTCCATATCATATAACCAAGTCCAATAACGTGGGTCAGTAAAATGAAGGATGGCATCGGGCTTTTCAGAATTCATAATTTGTCTTAACAAATCAGCATTTCCGTAGCCATTCCAAGGTAAGATTTTAACAGAAGCATCTTTAACACCACTTCTATTTTGCATATCAACCGATAAATCTAAAACTTTACCTTTATCAGGGTGTTTAATTGCTGCTCCTACTTGGAACCAATCGTACTCATTTAGAGTACCCATTACTAATGCTTTACTCATAGTGGCGATACCACTACTCATCCTCATATCATCTGAAAGGAGAAGAATCTTTTTCTTTTTACTCATAACTTATTAATATAACCTTTTTTAATTTAAAATTGTGAACCTGAGATTTGGAGGGTGAGATATTCATTCATCTCTTTTCTAAATCCATCATCGTTCACATATCGTTCAACTGATCTGTTTACCAATTTTTGAAGCGTTACATCTGATTCAAATGAAACTCTTTTAAAATTTGAATAAACACCTTTTATAATTTTAACAGTTGTTAGTTTAGTTTCTACACTCATATCATATATTGTTAGTATTTATATATATAAGTATATAGATATTTATTTTCCGTTAAACCTTACCATCGCAAATTCCTCTTGTCTTAAATTCACAAAATCTACAATTCTTTTGTTTATCTCCTGGTACTTTTGGATATGGTAAATCTCTAAACTTCCCCTCATCATCAAATACCTCATTTACGAAGTTCATAAACTCAGTATGAACTTTGTTTACAGTTGGTTTACCACTAGCAGGTACATGCCTAGACATATATGGGATTGGGAAGGGAGCATCTTCATAGAGTTTTCTTCTCATAATCTGATATTCTACTTTTATCTTATCTAATGGAATATTAAATAGTTCAGAATAGTACTTCTTATAGATAACTATTTGTGCATTCTTATACTTATCTGATTTTTGGTATTTATTCCAACCCCTAGTAGAAGTTTTTAAATCAATAATGATAATAGAATTATCTGATAAATCTCTCATCACTACATCAACAAACCCTATAAAATTTACACCTTCTTTTACTTTTGCATTTAGTGGAATTTCAATACCTACTAATTCAAAACCACTTTTGTTGTAAAACTTGTCAAGCTTCTTTTTAAACCACTCCAATATACATCTACCATCACCATAGAACTCTTCTAACTCTAATTGAGTACATACACTACCCTCACTTAATTTATCGTTCTCTTTGACGTATTCCTTTCTCATCCAATCCAATAACAATTTATCGGTATTTATTTCCATTGCTTGTTTCTTAGAAACTCCATACATAACCGATAGGAAATGTTGAATTGTTTCGTGAATCGAAGTTCCGAAAATTGTATAAATGTTAGCTGAACTTTCTCCAATCTTATCAATGTATCTATGTTTGTATGAACGTGGACACGATGAATATAATTGGTATTGTGAAAAACTTACTTTAGCCATAACTATCTTATTTATTATACAAATATACGAAAAAAGTTTGGGATTACCAAACTTTTCTCAATTATATTTTTAACTTTAATTTCTTTATTATTTTTGGGTCAGTACCATAATCTTCTGATAATTGTTTTATCTTTTCCTTACCCGATTTAGTTGCATACAAAATCTTTAGATAATCTTCTGCTTCTAACTTAGATGATTCATAATGTTTTGCTACCAATGTTACTAACCAAGCGTCATACTTATCAGCTCCCTTTGGTTTCATATACTTCATAAAGTGTCTACCCTTTGGAAGTAAATCAATCATAGCAAGATACATTGCCTTTGGTGGTACTTCTTGAAGATATGGTTGAACAGCCGCAATTGTTTCTACCCACTCATATTTCATAGATAGGAATCGTAATACCATAAAGTTGGAAAACGTTTTCTTATCTTGCTCTTCCAATGTATCCCAATATTTAGGATTTTGTACATTGGTAATTTGTTTTATGTGGTCGAATAATCCTACAGCCATTATTTTCCTTCTGATTTCTTTCTATCCATTTCTTCCAATACTGCTAATTGAGGTGATAGTAATTCCTTACAAGGTTCCCCACAATTACCACAAAGTAAAATTTCAATTGGTACTACAACATCTTGGGGTGTTCCAGTTATCAACTTAGATATTTTTCTAAATTTAGAACCATCTACGAAAATATCATATCCACATTCTCCACAAAGTACTGGGTTTGATTTACCTAAATCAATTTTAGGTCCTCCACCTTGCGTTGGTTGTTCCGATGCTTTTTGTGGTTTATTACCACCAATTCCTACGATTTTTGCCATTATATTAAATTTAAAATTTCTATTAAAGTTGCTGCCATTGGTATTTCTTTATCAATAGCATTAAAGTGTTTACTTTGTCCCTCAGATATTGCAATAATTACATTTGCCGTATTTGATGGTGCGAACTCATCTACCTTCTCATAAAGTAAAGTAAATAGTTCTGAGAAATCAGTTACTCTACTATCAATGATGGTTTGCCTCATATTAGTATATTTGTTTCTCTTATCATCTTTAGATTTAAGAATATCCAACACTTTGATTTTGTAATCATTTTCTAATAAGTTCTGAGTATCTACTTTCAACTCACCCTTTATAGAGTTTAATTGACAAGTATTTATAATCTTTCTAATATCAGGATATCCTGCATCAATAATTGGAACCAAATCCTTTGGTTGGAATGTTACTTCCTCACTAGCTAAAATCTTAGAGATTTGAACTGCTACATCTTTTTTAGTCGGAGGTATGATTTGGAAAGTTTGACATCTACTCTGAATAGGGTCTATTACCTTCTCTACATAATTACAAGTTAAGATGAATCTACAATGTTGTGAGAATGTTTCCATTAAGTTTCTCAAAATAGCTTGTGCATTCTGAGACATATAATCAAACTCATCTAAGATAACAATCTTATATTTTTTGAATCCCATCGATGATGCGAATCCTTTTACTTTATTTCTTACAGTTTCTACATTGTTTTCATCAGATGCATTGATTACCATATAATCACAATCCATTTGCCTTACAATTAGTTTAGCAAGAGTTGTTTTACCAGTACCTGCTCTACCATAAAGTAGAAGGTGAGGTACATCACCAGCTTCTAAATATCCCTCAACCTTAGTTTTAAGATGTTCGTTACCTACATAATCTTCCAAACGTACAGGTCTCCACTTTTCTACCCATAGTGAGTTATCCGATTGTTCTTCATTTACTTGTTCAAAAAATGCCATATTTCTTTTTTTGTTATATTATCTACCTACTTCTTTTAATCGTTGTTCTTTAAAATCTTCCCAACTCATTCCAATACCATCGATATAGAATAAATCTTCAGGTTTTAATTTACCATTATCATGTAACTTTGAGTATCGTTTGATTGCCTGTCTTTTCCACCAATTGTTGATGTTTGATTGACCATCTACGAATTTCTTTTTCATTACTAATTGTTCTTCTTCAATTTCTGAACGTAAGAACTCAGGTCCATTCTCATACATCATTGCTAAATAAACTCCTCGTTTAAAACCATGATGGTATTCTGATTGTTTGATTCCACATTCTTTGAAGATTTGAGAAAGAATCTTTTGTTTGATTCCACTTACAGGTCCACTAGCTCCCTTACCAGTTCCCATACTCGCACCATTACGAATTCTCTCATTAGTAATTGCCTTCTCATACCAATCAGCTCTATTCTCCTTAATCCATTGATGCCAAGGGTCATAGAATTCATCATCAGGCTTTAAAGATATTTTCCCAGCGGATTCCCCCAACGTTTTAAAGTGAGGGATTCCGTTATATTGGGAATGTATTCCGTAAAGGGAAGTAGTTCCAACAGCTATCAATGTTTGCCCATACTTCTTTTTCCAGTACTCTCGTACTTCTGGAAGGGTAGTCATCATTGCTGTCAACTTACCACCTAAGAAATTGTAACCTAAAGGCTGGGTACAAACAATAGTGGATGCGATAGTAGTGAAATTTAACTTACCCTTTACGAATTTATCTTCTTTAGTCCAACCAATGTACTTATCTCGTACACCCATTGAAGTAACATCAGATGCTAATGATACTAAACCTAAAAGTTTACCACTCTTTTTATCTTTAAGAAACAACTTAACATTTCGACCAGGATTAGCTGTCCAACTCATAGTATGAATCATCTTTCTTAAAAGAGTCCACTTTGTAGCTTCATCTTTATCCTCTACGATTTCAACATAAGGGTCTAACTCTTCAATTTCTTTAATTGTCAGTTCCTTATTATTGATATCAGTTGGTTTCCATTGCATATCATAAAGAGTAGCTATTTGGGATTTATCTCTAATCATATTAGATTCCTGCAGTTCAACCCATTTCTTATACAATGTTTGTTCTTCTACACTCATTGTCATAAGGTAGTTCATATTCTCAATAAGTTTTCTTTTCTCATCTTCGAATATAAATTCTGGCTTTGCTGGTTCGGTATCCCAAAAACTCATATAGTTACGTTTTAATGGTTATTATTTAATCTCTACTAAAAAATAGTTACTTACATACTCTCCTTCGGTAAATGAAACCTTAGATAATCCTTGTGAGGAAATTTGTAGAGATGAAGTTGATGAACCTTTGTTTGATAACAAAATAGCTTTCAAATACTTAGCTGAGAAT